ACATTACCCGCGTCAATGCCTAGTTGAGCGACAATAAAAGCCTTGAGTTCGACAAACAAATCCCGCGCCGTGGTGTTTATTGTTGCAGACATACAATCACCTTTGTCCAATCCGGCCACGACTCAACAACATCAACAACAAGCCATTCGGTGGGGCATTTGCTCACTACGTCGTCGAAACAAAGCACATCGCCGCCACGCTCGCCCTTACGGATTACACCAAACCAACTGCCATAGAGATAAACCGCTCGCAGTGTACCTTGTAGGTTTAGATTGTTAGCGTGTTGCAGCATCCCGCCATCCAGCGGCTGCACTTGGATAGACCCACGCAGCGTTTTAAACTCGGGCGTTTGTTCGCCTGCATCATCGTTTTGATAGCCTAATGACCGCCGCAGTGTTGCGGGGATATCGGGGTTAACCGTTTGAATTGCGCCGCGCACGATGCCGTGTAGATTCATTCGTCGCGCACCTCATATCCGACTGCACGCTGCATCTGACCGGTTTCGATCAACGGATTGTTAAAGCCTTTCAGTTTGACAGTCAGCGGCGCGTTCGGCGGGTTGTCAAAATCAATGATAGATTTGGTGAGTTGGTCTTTAATGCCCTCGCCCATTAGTGCAAGCACTCGCTCAAAATCATAGTTGTTTGACACAGCAAGGCGGCCAAATGACACGCCCCATCCGCTTTTTTTTGATGCAATCATCTGTCTAAAAAAGGGTCGAGAAGGTACACGCCCCTCTCCAAATTCGTTTTTGTAAGCCACTTGAGCCACGGGTGTTCCGTCAGGATATTTTTCAGTTTCTAAAAAACCAACATACAGCGTTCCGGCGCTTTCAATTTGCCGCACCAAATTATCTAGGACGGCTGATAAACCACGACCACCGGTGATTGTTGCCATGCGTCATCTCCGATACCGAAACGTCCGATATTTTGCAGTCATTGCCCAATACTCAGCGCCGTATTGTGTTTGTACATACCACGCTTGACCGTAGGCGATCTGACCATAGTCGGCGGACACCGACACACTGCCCTCGGTTGCTGACGATACCCGACCGACCAAACCACCACCGTTGGCGGCAGCGTTTTGGCGCAGTCGGGCAATGTGAGCAACGAGCAGACTAAGCAGGATCAACCGCTCAGTCTCATTAACAACTCGGCTGCTGTCGGTGTTGTCCACAAACTGCTCTGCCTGTGCAAAATATTGCATTAGCACAGCATCAGCCACCCCTGCAAATTCGGGATAGCCTTGCTTAAACAGCACGGGATCAAACACGACAACAGCCATGTGTTACTCCGCTGCCTTGATGCCGACAGGGGTTTTGTTTGGATCAAGCGGCTCTAATCCGCTCTTCTCCTTTGCTTTCTCTTTTGCTTCGGCTTTGGTGTTTTTGGCTTTTTCATGAGCAAAGACTTTGCCGTTGCGAACAAACGACAAGCCTTTGTTGCGCTCAAGCCAAGCATCCCAAAACTCAGCATCGACCTCGGTCAAGCCGTGACCGCCGATGACAGTCGAGCTATTTGAGCCGTTCAGCATCACGTCCACTTTGCCAACGGTCAGGATTAGACCGTTGGGGAATCGACAACCAACTGTTACTTTGCTCATCAGACACCTGTCATGCTGGCGATTGCGAATGGGCGGAAAATCACAGCGCCGAAACTGCCTTGTGATTTCTTTTGTTTCCAATTCGACGTCCCGACGATGATCGGGTGAGCGCGTAACTTTTCAGTAAACGCACAAGTACCGGTCACTTGGCCGTCGATGTTTTTGGCGATCAACTGCACCAACTCATCACCGTCAACCAAGCCGTATTCGGGCGCAGTGATAACGGTCAGATTCGGAAAGTTTTTCTTCAACTGATCGGTCACGTTGACGTTGAATTGGTTGGTCTTGTTCAGCGCCACCGCGATGGTAGGCGACAGGCCGAGAACCATTTCAGCTTCAGCATCAATCGTGCCATTGCATTGCGTTTGCAGTTGGACAAACAAACGCCGAATGTCTTCGTACACCGCACCGCCGTCGGTAGCTGCATCATTCCACGGATCGGTTGCGGCAATGCTTGCTGGCAATGCTGGATCGTTCAGCAGGCCGTAGTTTTGCAGACCTGCCACGCCGTAGAAGTACGTTTTGTTTTGGTACTTGTTCAGGGTCAGGATAGACGCTTGATTGATACGGTTGACGTAATCAATCCCCGCCAAGCCTGCCTGCATCACTTCGCGCTCGCCCCATTGGGACATGGTTTGATAGTGAAACGATTGACGCTGCGGAAAGTTCGGGTTAATCCCCGTGCTACCGTTTTCGTTGTGGTCGCCATAGGCCGAGGTTTCACCGGTTGGCTCGATGGTTACAAACGTGGCGGTATCGGTCGTAAAATCGCCCTTTTTCTGCTCGCCCAGAATCAGGGCAGCTTTCATTGGGGCTACGATGACGTCGATCAGCTTAGGATCGAAATAATTGGCAAGCCATGCAGGGATGCCGCCGTTTGGCGCAGTCACAAGCGTGGGCTGGGCATCTTGTGCGATGTATTGCTGCACTTGCACGCCGTAGGGCAGATGAATGCCTGCTACGCTTGCTAAGTATTGGAGTTCATCCATTGTTAAGCCCCCCAAGTGGAGATTTTGACAAGTTCGTCAGCAGCGGCTGCTGATGCGCACTTGAAGTTGGTGGTTTCGTAGCTGCTGGTCGTGGCGGCTTGGGCGGTGATCGTCCCCGGCGAAGTTGAGAGGGTGTAAGTGCCAGTCCCGCCTGTGCCAGTACCCAACGCAGTCACGGTAGTGCCCGCAGCAACGCCCGCGCTAGTGACATAATCACCGACTTTGATAGTCCCGCTAGTGACTGCTGTCACGGTCATGACGTTGGTGGCAAACGATGCTGTACCCACAAAAGTGGACGGCTTGGCACTACCTGCGGCCACTGCACCAGTGTTGTGATCGGCGTACACGTTATCACCACGAATGGCGGTGGTCAGGGTTTTCGCCCAAAAATCGCCTTCGTTGTACACGGTAACCGGATAGCCTTGCAGCACGGTGTTGGAGCTATCGGCCAAAAAGGTAGTGATCAGCGCGTTCATTGCGCGGTGGACAAAACCCGCAGGCGAACCAGTGCCAGAGTTTTTGGCTTTTTCGCTCGACAACCAAGCAAAGCGGCCAACTACACAGCCGCCAGTGTCGGCAACCAATGCGCCTTCACCCGCCAAAACATTAGCGCGAGGATTGGCGCTTGCAAAATCACCGGCAACCGCAGGGGCTTGTTGCAGGTTTACAGTTGTTTGAAAAGACATGCTTTTCCTCCCTTAGCCAAAACGGGCGAGGTTTGGGTGTTTTTCGGTGATCGACTTGACCGACGCAGCATCGGCAGCCATGCGCGGTGCAGGGGCAGCAGACTGTTTGAGCAGCAATTCGACCATGGGCTTATACGCGCTTGGATGTACGCCTTTGGTGGCTACGCCTTTTTGATCAAGCGCAAACTTGTACACGTCATCAGCACTGTCCATTGCCACAGCACCAACAAGCGGCTTGACAACTTCGCGAGCTTCGTACAACGCGGTCACTTTGGCGACTGCGGCGGCAGTGGCTTGATCTTGAGCGATCTTGATTGCTGCATCCATCGCAGCCTTGGTGACTTCTGGCTTCATTTCTGGATCTTCATCTTTGGCTTTCGGATCGTCTTCATCCTCATCTTCGGCCTTCGGCTTGATAGGATCGGGATCTTCATCTTCGACCTTGCGAATTTCTTCGGCTTCATGCTCAGCCATTTCTTTGAGCACTTTTTCGACCTGATCGGGGTCGGCGTCGGCTGCCATCATTTTGCGCAGTTTGTCCCGCGCTGTGTTGCGCGCATTGGTTCGAGCCAGCGCGAGCTTTTCGGCTTTGGTCATCGGTTTAACCTCTGGTTTAAATGGTGATTGGTCTTGCACAACAACGTCATGCCCAGCCCGCCCAACGTCAACAAGGGCAACATGATTGCCCTGTATATTTCGCATGATACCATCATATTTCACGCCTTCATATTCACCCGATGTCATGTCGGCAGTGTATCGGTATCCGCTTGATAATTCAGCTTGTTCTTTCGACTCAATACCCGCGATTGCTGCTGCATCCCAAAAGCTCATCGACACGAGCAAATAGGGCGACTCAAAACGCGCATCACTCCCCGTTGTCCCAACGGTCAACTCACGCGGGTGGTCGTCAGCAGAGACAGGCTGATGTTTGATCAGAATCGGCAGGTTGTTAAAAGTCGGCGCAGCTTTGGCAAGTTCGTCAGGGTCGCGCAGCAAGTAGTAAATTTGATTGGCCTGTAAGCCTAGTTTGTCGCCATCGGGGATTTCGCGACCATAGTACGGATTGACCGTGGCTTTGCTGATCGGAGATACTGCAACACGCAAATGCCCATCTGATGTCGTGGTGCGGACGCTGCGGTCGAATGCAAATGTCATTTTGATTCTCCAACAACATCAAACTTAAAGCATTGTTTGAAAAACCAATCGCTTGCAGGCTTTGGCAAAAAACGGAAAGCAAGATACCAAGCCCACAGACCGATTTTTCCGTGCTTTTTTAGCTTGATTGATAGTGATACTCTAGCCATCAAAAGCCCTCAATAATCGCCCGACTCGTGCATCGGCAGTTATATTCCTCAGCCGGTTGCACCCATTTACCATCTAAATACATCCCCTTTTCAATGTCAAATGTTTTTCCGTCCGCTTTGACATGAGACGGGCGGGGCTTTCTGCCCGCGTGCGAGTGTTGCCATATTGCCTGTGTTATGCCCAACTCTAGCCGCCGCGTCTTTTCAATGGTCGCTTTGGCTTTGTTGTTTTGGTCACGCGCAATAAAATCAGCCTTGCGCTTGGCGATCCCGTAGCGGTTTTGCAGGTTTTCGGTGAGCGTTTGCAGGTCGTGACCTACGCGGATTGACTCCCACACGTCCTGCTGTATCTCATCAAAATATCCGTTTGCCCATGAGTTGATCAGGCTGACGTTTTCGCCAATGGTGGCTTGTACGTTTTCGCTGACCTTTTCGGTCATCTTAAAATTGACGGTAAATCCGGCCTTTTTCAGCGCCGACTTAAATGCCTGATCGGTATGCTCAACCGATTGACCGACAAACTTTTCGATCAGTTTTGGTGAAATGGCTTCGATGTTTTTGCGCCATTTGCTTGACCATTGACCAAAAAACTCCTTGAGAAAGGTCGGCACGCTCATATCCTGCGCCATGGTGCGTGGGGTCAACTCAGTGCGCAAACCAATCAACAGGTCGGCTTGCATATCGCTGAGTATGTCGATTAAGGCTCGGCGGTATGCCACCTCAATACCGACATTCGGCCTGATTGCTTTAAGCGTCCGTTTC